CAGATGGCTTACGCCGAATCCGTCGAGCCTGATTCCCCCGAACCTTCTCCGCCCCCACCTGCTGGCATGGATGCCGGCGGCGGGGGTCCCGCCCCAATGCCGATGCAATCGGCCCAACCGTCGCCCGAAGTCCCGCAGGACAAGGAAAAGCCCGCTATGGCCAACGCCCATTCGCCCGTCGATCTCGCTGCCGCTGATGTCTCCACCTACCGCGCCGCACTCGCAGCCGAGGTCGAGCGATCCAACCAGGTCCGCGACCTGTGCGCCAAATTCGGTAGCCCACAAATCAGCATCGACGGCAAGAACGTCGACCTCGCCGCGCATGCGATCGCCAATGGTTGGGACAAAGACAAGACCGAACTCGAGGCCCGACGTCATCTGGATCTCGAAGCGGCCCGCGAATCACGCCCACGCGGGCCCGCAATTCACTCTCACTCGCGCGATGAGCGGCAGTCTCTTGACGCGCTGCAAGCCGGGATGCTGCTCCGCGCGGGGTGCAATCTTGACTCGAAGCAACTCGAGAACCGATGGGTTAAGGCCAAGCTGCCAAAGTGGCTGCAGGCCGGTATCAATGATCCGGTCCGGCAACGAGCGATGGACAACGGACACGCTGCCGCAGACATGAGCCTCGTAGACGCGTGTCGTCTCGGCCTGCAAGCTCGCGGCGTTGACGTCCCCGCAGGACGCATGGACATGATCCAAGCTGCATTTAGCTCCGGTTCTGCTGCCGCATTGTTCGGTGCAACGATCGGCGCGAAGATGCTGGAATCCTACGCCGAAGTCGACGACTTCAGCCAAGGCTGGTGCAGCGAAGACGAGAACCCTGACCTCGAGCAACACAACCGCAATCGCACGCAAGCGGCCCAGTCGCTGGTCTACCATCCGGTCGGTGGAGAAGCGACCCACACCGGTCGCACCGTGACCAGCGAACGCGCTCAAGTGTTCCGATTCAGCCGCCAGATGCGCATCGACGAGGCCGACATCCTCGGCGACAACTTCAGCAAATTCAAGGACACCCCGCGCGACTTCGGTCTTGCCGCGGGTCGCGTTCGACCGGACATGGTCGCGATGGTCCTCTTGAGCAACCCCAACTTGCTCACAACCAGTCGCGCCCTGTTCAACACGACCGACGGCAACATGGTCGCATCGGGCAAGGCCCTTGCACGTGCAACGCTGTCCGAGTTGATCGCTGCGATCCGAAAGCGACGTGACGGCGACGCATCGCTCGACCTGCCTGTCACTCACCTGCTCGTTCCTCCGGATATTCTCGACACCGCCGTGCAGCTCTGCTACTCGGTCGTAATCAGCAACGACAGCGGCGCGGGCGAGATGAATCCGCTCAAGGCTTACGGCATCACACCCGTCAGCGAGCCACGCCTCAGCAACGGTCTGACGCACCCGATCACCGGCGCTGCGTTGGCTGGTTCCCCAACGCAATACTACGGCGTCTCGAACAAGTCCCGCACGATCGAAGTCACCTACCTGCAAGGTGCAGGCCGCACCCCGGTCGTTCGATCCGAGACCCTCACCGGTGGCGAGTTCGGACTCGCGATCGACGTGCGCCACTACATCGGAGCCACCGCTCTCGATTGGCGCGGATTTCATCGCCTCAACGCTTAAGCGAACCCATGAAAATCAAACTGACCACCACCGTCTACTTTGATGGAGTCCCCTACCCAGCGGGCTCCGTCATCGATCCCGACGCGATCGGCGCGAACGGCGACGCGATCGTGCATTGGATGTGGGGCGAGCCGGTCGACGACGACGAGCCGGTCGCGATCGTTCCCGTGTTCTCCGACCCAGTTGTCGAGCCAATTGCTGATCCGGTCGCCGAACCAATCGCGCAACCCGTTGCAGATCCAATCGTCGAAATTGTTGCCGACATTCCACCCATCCCCGAACCCATCCCCGAACCGCCACCCGCACCGCGACGCAAGCGGACCAAGTAACACCACGCCCAAGGAACCCACTCAATGCCAGCCCCCACATTTGTACGCGCCACCTCGGTCCGCACCATCACCGCTGCTGCGGATTTGGTTTGCGGCACGATTGTCGCATCGACCGACGGCCTTGCCGGATACGTCGAAGCTCAACGCGGGATCCGGAACGGCGAGACCGGATTGATCCGAATCGAAGGCGTCGTCGAGGTTGACAAGGCATCTGCCGACAACATCGCTGCCGGCGCTCGGATGCAGATCAACACCTCCACACAGGTCGCCTCGGTCCTCGCCTCGGGCAGCCCGACCGGAGCGAACATTCTTTGCGGTCGCGCTGTCGCGGCTGCGGGTGTTGGCACCGTGCGAATGTTGATCGACCTCAACCGCAACTTAAACCAAGCGTAACGCCATGCGACCCTTTTGCTTTGTCTTCATTGTTCTGGCATGCGCCACTCTGTGCGGTTGCCAGGCGACCAAGTGCGATTGCTGTGCCACGTGCGTGGACCAGTGTTCGGCAATGTCCACGGTCTGCGGCGACGCCTGTACCCATGCACCGGTTTGCTGCCAGTGCGTGGATTGTAAATGCCTGTGCTGTGTACCCGTGGAACCACCCAAGGGCTGATCGATGGGAATGCTCGAGAACGCGACCGCTGCCCTGGCGTCGATCCTCGACACTCACGCGTCGGTTCCGATCACTTACTCGCGAGGCATGACCAGCATCTCGGGGTTGACCGCGATTCGCGGATCTACCCCGTATGAATCGAGCGATGCCGACGGAATCATACATCGCACCATCGCACGCGATTACCTGATGCGAGCCGACACGTTTCCATTCTCGGACATGCCGCGAGATGGGGACATCATCAGCGATGGCGAGGATTATTACCTCGTCCACTCCATGACCGGCGAGCGACCGTGGCGGTACAGCGATCCAGGCCAATCGCTCTTGCGGATCCACACCAAGAAACAACCATAGCCCACCATGCCTGTCGCTGTCGACCGATTGATCTGCGACGACATCAAGACGTTGATCGTCTCGGGCTCGATCGCGAAACCCGACAACCTCGGAGGCATCACTGCCGCCGACGTGACGATCGACTACTTGCCGCGATTCGAACCGGCGGATCTCGACGAGCTAAAAATCGTCATCGCGCCGCGAACCCGATCCACCACCGTCGCATCCCGCGCCTCGCGTCAGCGAGATTTGCAGATCCAGGTCGCGATCATGCAATCGGCGACCGACGACTCCGCTCGGTTCACGGCACTGATCGACATGACCAACGACATTGAGCAGCGGCTGGCTTTGTCCTCCGTGATCAACGGAGCGACGTACCGAGCCAACTACGTCGAGTCCTCGACGCAGCTTTACGACATCGCCGCCCTCGAACAGCATTCCGTTTTCCGGTCCGTGATCACCGTCACCTACCGACTCACCACGTAACCCACAAAGGCCCGTCACGTATGCCATCCATCATCGGACCGATCGCCGGCAACGAGTGCAAGCTCTACTACCAGACCACCCTGGCCACCACGTTCACGACTGCGGGGGCCGTGTTGATCGGCGAAGCTCAGGACGTCAACCTGTCGCTGACCACTGGCACCGCTGACGCAGCATCGCGGCTGAGTTTGTTCAAGGCCAAGCTGCCGACGCTCACCGAGCTGTCGCTGACGTTCTCCCTGCTGTGGAATGGCGACGTCGGCGACACAACCCAGACCGCACTTCGCACGGCATTTCTCGCACGCACCGTGTGGCACTGGGCAGTGATGGACAACATCCTGACCACGCCAGGCGTCAAGGGTTCGCAGGGCCTGACCTTCCCCGGAATTATCACCGAGTTCCCTATCGACCAACCGCTTGAGGGGAATGTCAAGGTCGACATCAAGGTCGATCTGGTCCGCGCCAAGGTAAGCGGCACGCTCGTTGATCCTGCTTGGTTGCTGGTCGCTGCCAGCTAACACAACAACAACCCGACGCGCTAGCGAGGGACATTATGCGGATCGGCGACATTGTCGAGATCGAATTCCGCGATCACGCACACGGCCACGAGACGATCGTGTTTTTCGTCTGGGGCCGGCTGGTCAAGCGATCCAAGACGGATTGGGTGATCGCTGTCTGGGATTACATCAAGCCACCCAAGCGGCGATCTCTCGCCAACGACCCTAACGTCGAGACCTTCACCATCGCGCGCGATGCCGTCATCTCCTACCGAGTTCTCGCCTGAGCCATGGCAAAATTTCTCCAAGCACTGACGGCCACCATCCCGAGCGCAGGCACCACGTCGGGATTTGTCACGATGCCCACGACTCAGTACGCGCTTGGCATCATCACGCCGGCTGCTCTCACCGGCGCGTCGTTCACCTTCGAAGGCTCGATCGACGCCGTCACATTTCGACCCCTGTACAACGAGGGGACTCTCTACAGCGTGACTGTTGCCGCCTCTCGCTACATCGCGCTAAATCCCTCGGTCATGCAATCGGTCAAGCATCTGAAAATCGTCAGCGGATCCAGCGAGGGCGCGCTGCGAGTTATCCAAATCGTGATCGGCGAATAAATGAGTGAAGCAAAGTTTAAGGACACCGAAGGCCGCGAGTGGTCGCTGCGATTAGACGTCGCCACGCTGCGACGAGTCCGCGACCTGACCAGCGTCGATCTCGGCAAACTGTTTTCCGACCCGCAGCAACTGGCCAACTTGCACAGCGACATCATCCTTTTTGTCGACGTGCTGTTTGCGATCGTCAAACCCACCGCCGACGCTCGCGGTGTGTCCGACATTCAATTCGGTCAATCGCTGGCGGGTGATGTGCTCGAGAGTGCGGTCCTCGCCTTCGAGACGTCGGTGGTCGATTTCCTCCCGGAGCGCGACCGCCGCGCGGTGCTGCGTCAACTGATCGACGGCAACCGAGCGGCGCAGAAACAAGCGGTGATGAGAATCCAGAACGCGATCCGCGATGGACTGATCGAGCAGGGGATCTCGGAGCAGATGGCGACTCTCGACCAGATGCTCCGCCCACGCTCTGGGAAGTCCTCTACCGACTCGCTGCCATCATTGGAATCGAGCCTGGACCGTACTCCCTCCGCGAGCTGATGTGGATGGCCGACGCTGTCCGCGGCGAGCAGTGGGACCACACCGCGTCCATACTCTGCCAGCAAGCCAACACCTACCGCGATCCCAAAAGCAGACCGCTTCCGTTTTTTCGATTCCATCCGTACCGCAAAGACCCGCAAACGTCGCGAGGCATCACCGTCTCGGAGCTGCACGCACTGCGAGCAATGTTCCCCACTCAATCAGCAACCTAAACCATGGCCATTCAATTGTCCGTCTCGGTCCGAAATGCGAGGCTCGATCAAATCGAGTCCACGATCGGCACCGCTCCCACGCTTGAGATTCGCACCGGATCACCCCCCGCGAACTGCGCCGCTGCCGACATCGGAACCGTACTGGCGACGATGACCCTGCCATCGGACTGGATGGCAAACGCCGCATCCGGTTCGAAGGCACTCAGCGGCACATGGCAAGACCTGTCCGCCGATGCGACTGGAAACGCAGGCCACTTTCGGATCAAGGCCGGAGCGACCTGCCATTTGCAAGGCACCTGCACCGCGACCGGTGGAGGTGGTGACATGGAAGTCTCGCCCAGCGTGTCGGTGACCGCTGGTCAATCGTTCACGGTCAGCACGATGACCCTCACCGACGGAAACGCTTAACCATGGCAGTCGCAAAATGGGCCACTCCTTCGGCGCGCGGATCGAACATCGCGTCGACCAATTTGAACAGCCTGGCCAACGGATCCGAGTCCACGGCGGTCACGTATGACAATTCGACCAACCGCGATCTGTACGGGATCATCACGATCAAGCTCGGGTCGATCACGCCATCGACGGCCGGCGCAATTGCGGTTCGAATCACGCTCAACGACGGAACCGACACTTCCGACCGTGCAGCGGGCGACGTCTACATCGCCGAACTGAACAGTGGTGCATCGGCCAAGGTCGTCATGATTCCGATGGTTCGGCTCTATCCGTTCTCGATGCGAATCAGCGTCCGCAACAACAGCGGCGTCGCATTCGCCGCATCCGGGAACGAGCTATATGTTCGGCCCTACAATGAGGACGTAACCTAGATGCGAACCGGTAGCGCGTTCGACGATGCGGTTTTGCAATCGCGGCGGCTGACGATTCCGCATCTTCGCCCGATCGCCTGGGCGCACGCACGCGATGGAGTGGCTCGCACCTCCGGCACTGGGCGCATCTCCGAAATCGACACCGGGCTGGCGCTGGAATTTCAGCAGTCGAACGACTCCATTCGACCTGTTCGCGGAATTACTGCCGGGCGTGTTGGTATCACAGGGCAGAGCGCGACCAACCAGCTCGCGACTCCCTCAACGGCGCAAGCTCTCGGCGATGTCACAATCGCCGTTCTTTGGTTCTGTTCCACCAGCACTGGGAATTCGCCGACTGTTTTCGTGAGAGATTCAGGGGCGTTTCCGTATTTGCAATTGGAAAGCGTAACCGGCCCCGTAGTGCGGGCGACCGTGGGAACTAATAGTGCCGACATTTCCATCGTGACGGGTCGGCCTTTCGTTGCCGTGCTCACGTACTTGGACGGATTGCAAACGGGGACGCTGCACTGCAACGGCGGCACCGCGTTTGAGACCGACAACGGATTGAGCTCGGACAATTTGACCTTCACGGTTGAAACCAACACCGATCAGATTTGCTACGAAGCCGTCGCGTTC